CTATTTTTAAACGAAACATGCAGCAAGTAATTAATACTACAGATGTTGGAGATGTTGCTCATAAAGAAAATTTAGTTACAGATCACTTCTATTATAAGCGATTAAAAGAAAACCAAGCTGAAGTAAATGAAGTTATTGGTGTTGTGTTAGGTGGAGCATATAACTTATTAACATGGCTTACTACAAATAAGATAAGTAATAAACAAAAAATAGTTCCAGGTGTATTTGAATTAGTAGTGGAAAACTCGAAAGAAGAAGTTGATCTACTTTTAAATAAAATTGAAACTCTTAAGCGGCCGTTTAGTATGAATATACTTAAGTAATCTTGTCTGGTTCCTTAACTTCAGCATTAACATCAATTATAGACTTATCATTTATAAGCTTAGCCATAATTTCCTCTCTACTCATAGTTAACGCATGACTTTGATCAACTGCTTGAAGCTCTTTCCTAGATTCAATATCCATTTTCTTAGAAGTAATTGTAGTATTTGTTTTCTTATCCTGTATAACAATCTTGTTTAATGTCTCAATAGCGCCTGAAGAAGCTTTAATTAATTCTGCTAAAGAAGATATATTTTCAGCTTCAGGCATATGATGTACCACTTCTTTCATATTATCTATTAATTCTAAACTATCTTGAATTAATTTAGAAGATTTGTTAATAACAAACTCCTCGACATCTTCCTTACTTAACTCAGGATGCTCAAGCGCCGCGCGCTCTAACATTTTACTATCTGCTGGTATATTTTTTAATTGCGAAATTAAATCATCTGGATTAATATCATCCATAAAAGTATTTACTTGAAATATCTAAATTATACACTATATTTAATGTATATGAGTAACAAAGAGCTACTTCAACGATATGAGCCTAAAATGTATTTTGTAAAAACACATCCTGATGCACACCTACCAGCACGAGCACACTCAAGTGATTCTGGATATGATGTATATAGTGTTGAAGAAGTTGTTGTTCCTGGTAGAGGATCAGTTGTTGTTCCTGTTGGCTTAACGCTTGGATATCTTACAAAAGGTTGGTGGTTTCGTGTTGAACCACGAAGCGGTCTAGGGTTTAAACACCACCTCCAACCTCATCTTGGAATAATTGATAATGGCTATAGAGGAGATTTAGGGGTAAAGCTATATAACTTTAGTGATACTAGTGTTACATTGATCAAAGGTACTAAGATTGCACAATTAGTATTATATCCTCACGTTGTAGCTGAAGTAGGTTATATAGAAGAAGCCATGGATGCAGACCGCGGCGATGCAGGGTTTGGTTCTACGGATAAATGACGATATCTGATATTTGGTGTGAAAAATATAGACCTAGTACTCTAGATGAAATAGTACTAGATCAGTCTACTCGCAATTACTTTACTAAAGTAAAGGAAGAAGAAAGTATTCCTAATGTATTATTTGTAGGTCGACCTGGTATTGGAAAAACAACTCTCGCTAAAGTTATCGTTAATGATTTATTGAAATGTCAATATCTTTATATTAACGCTTCTGATGAGAATGGAATAGATACAATTCGTACAAAAGTTTTAAATTTCGCTCAAACAAAGAGCTTATTTGGAACTATTAAAATTATTATTCTCGATGAGTGTGATGGGCTATCATTAGATGCTCAAAAGGCTCTTAGAAATTCTATAGAAGAATATCATGATCTAACTCGATTTGTATTAACTGCTAACTATAAACATAAAATAATTCCTGCCCTACAAAGCAGATGTCAAGTATTTGATATTAACTATGATAAAAATGAATATATGTCTAAGTTAATATCTATAGTAAAATCTGAGAATGTAAAAATTAATAAAGAGCAATTTACTACAATTACTAATAACTGCTATCCAGATTTTCGAAAAGGTATTAATGCTTTACAAAAATACTTTTTATCAGATGGTAAGGATGAAAATGTATTCAATTCAAAAGAATTTTTCGATGGGTTAGATGACCTTCTTACAGATAAAAAATACACCTTAATACGGAAACATATAATTGAACATGAATCATTGTTTAATAATGATTACGATGAGTTATTTAAACATTTGTTTGATTATCTGTATCAATCTTCAATAACTGAAGACAAAAAAAGAGACTGTCTAATTACAGTCTCGAGATATTTTTATCAGAATAGTCAGTGTATAGATCAGGAGATCAACTTCTATTCTTGTATACTTGACTTAAACGTTTAAGGTAAGTAGTTTGCAGTACTTAATGCTAATGTATAATCACCATCAGGAACATGAGTCTGTTGCCCAATATCAATAGTAGGGTCTTCTACATCTTCAGGTTTTAATGTAGATTTATCTTCCTGATCATTTGACGGATCCTTCTGTGTTCCACGTGCTTCTGGATATGTGAGTGTAAGTTCAATAAGCTGGATAGGTATTGATAGGCTCTGTTGATAAAACCCAGGAGCATATTCTACAACAATATCAGCAAATTGGTCATTAAATCCAGGGTCTTTACCGGGCTTTGGATTGCGCTCGTATATAGCTCTCTTTATTGTCGAAAGCATAAGGGGTTTACCCTGCTCTGCTAATGTTACAATCTCTTCAACATATGCTTTACGAGATTCACTTAACTCTTTATACCAATCAGACGATTTAAGATTGCTCGCAAACTTAACATAATCTCCAGCAATAGGATCAGTTCTTGTAAACTGGCTAATGTGTGCCTCGAATAATGTATTGAACTTACTCATTTAAATTATTTATGGTTTTAAGCACTTATAAATTAAATAATTATAGATGGCTCTTAAATTAGATATACTCAAAGACGCAAAGAATACTGATAGCTTTCGCTCATATTCATATGCAGATCTACATTTAGACCTTGAACTTAATAGCTATACGTCAGATAAGACGGTTGGCGCTAGTAAAAATCCTCAAGATCTAAAATTAAGCTACGATGAGAGTGCAATTTATAACTCAATAAAAAACATTTTCAATACAAAGAAAGGTCAAAAAATACTTGCACCAACCTTCGGGTTAGATATAGAACAGTATTTATTTGAACAAATTTCTAAAGAAAACGGTCAATTAATAGGTACTACAATTTTTGAAGAACTGTCGTTATACGAACCTAGGATTATAGTAGATAATGTAGATATTATTGCTCGTCCAGATCAGAACGAATATAAAATCAGTATATCTATAACAATACCGTCCTTAAATAATAAAAAAGGAACAGCTAACGGCTTATTAACATCAACAGGATTTAGGTATTCATAAAATGGCAAAATTCACACAATTCGACTTACCGACAGACGCATATGCGAGCTTTGATGCTCAAAGCTTGAGAGATCTAATTATATCTAGAATTAATAACGACACCACTATTAATTTTACAGATCAAAACTTCGAAGGTAGTAATATCTCTGCCCTTATAGATATAATTTCATATTCGTATCATACATTACTATTCTACTTAAATCAAACTAGTTCAGAAAGTAATTTTAATGACGCAGAATTGTATGAAAATGTAAATCGCATAGTTAAACTTATTGACTATAAGCCTGTAGGAAAACAATCAAGTGTCCTACCAATACAAATAAAAGGTACATCTGACTTATCCGCTGGTTATTATACAGTACCAAAATTTACATTTGCTTCCGCTGGTGGCAAAACATTTACATTTACTCAAGATCTTACATTTGAAAAAATAACATCAGAAACTGAGACAATAACAGCAACCGGAAATCAGTTAGTATATGAAGGTACTATTGAAGAGTATCCAATTATTAATCCTATAGGAGAAAAATTTGAAACTATAAACTTAATACCTGGTGGGAATATTATAATTGATCACTTTAATATTTCTGTATACGTAAAAGAAATTAATGACCAAAATAAATGGTATACCTGGAAAAGAGTTCCAAGTATCTACTTAGCAAATGCAAATGAAAGAGTATTTGAAATTAGATACAATGAGAATAAAACATATGAGCTTAAGTTTGGTAATAATGTCAATGGTAAAAAGTTAACCCAAGGAGATCAAGTAGCTATCTATTATCTCAAATCAACTGGTGTTGATGGAAAGGTAACCAAAAATACATTTGTAGATAGTAATATTAATGTATATAATACAACTCAATACGATGCTATATTTGCAGATGTAAAAGATACTTCCTTAAATCATCTTACAATTGATACGGCAATAAATGTTAATATTAGTAATACAGAAGACAGTACAGACTTTGGTGAGGAAGAGAAAGTATCCGAGATAAAGCAAAACGCTCCAAGATTTTTTAGCTCAGAATATAAGCTGACTACTAAAAGTGATTATAAAAACTTTATACAACGAAATTATAAAAACTTAATATATGATGTAACCGTACAAAACAATAGTGATTATACTAACGGCTATTTAAAATATATTAATGATGAATTAGGTCTTACAGATTATACTTTAGATACTAATGCATTATTTAATCAATACTATTTTGCAGATAGTGCCGATGTAAATAATATATATTTAACTATTGTTCCTAACTTACGTAAAAATAAAACAGTAGTCACTCGATCAAATTATCTATCAAACGCTTTAAAAGAAAAGATAAGAAGTGAAATCGAAGACTATAAATTACTTAACAGTGAGATTGCATTTATTGATCCTGTTTATTTAAATTTAGATTTGTCGTTAACGTTTTCTGGGGAAAAGAATAAAACATCATATAAAGACTATACCGAGTTGCAGATAGTACGTAATCCTCGTATGCTTATAAATGAGGAAGATTTAAAAACAAAAGTCTTTAATATTATTACGAAGTATATTAATACTATTAAACTCGGAGATTGGATAGATGTCAGATATTTAAATAATGAAATCGAAAAAATCCCGGGGCTAGAGGAAATAAAAACAGTAAGAACAGATAGACCATCTACACATAATTCAATACCAGGTCTTTCATTATGTATATATAACCCAATATATAACGGTAGAGATATTAAAGATATAGATACAAGACACAAACTCAAACCATATCAAATACCGTATATTGAGAATTCAATCGTATTTAAAAATAAAATCAAAGTAACATCTGATAAGAGTAAAGACAAACGTATTATTGAATATTAATGGCCAATACTACTGAAAACTGCCCGCGGACCGTTACGGTACCAATAATGGTTTCTGTTAACACGGCAGGCTCAGTCCCCACCCCACTAACAAATGTCCATGCCGCCTCAGCAACACATGGCGGGTTTACAAGAATTTCCGAATTTACATTTACTGCATTGATTACCGGGGCTCCCTTATCGATACAGGACCACTTAAGACCGGTGCCGTCTAACATAACTGCAGTATGGGATTTCGGAGATGGATATAGTTTAAGTGCTATTAATAACGTAACAACTAAGCACAAGTATGCGGTACCAGGAACATACACAGCATCAATGTACTTCTATGATGGTGACGGTAACGCTCATATTAATACACTTACTGAGAGCGTATCTATTTATAATTATCATGTTACAGATGTTAAAATAAACACAACCGACACTCCCGGATTAACATCAACAGACTCTGGTGTACAAATTATCGCTAGTTCAAAAGATAATAGCTTTAACGCAGGTGTAAGTGCTTCTTGGCAAGATATAACACCTAATGGTAAATATACACTATATGTTACTGCTAGTGGTAGTAAATCAAAGCCATATGATACTAGAAATAAATACGCACATTTAATACCATATAATGCATTTTATAATTATCTGTCTAAAGAGCGAATCGAAAGTGATATTGGATTAAAATTTGAACTCAATAATCACTGGTACGCTTTATCAGGTGATACAATTCAACCAATCTTCATCCCAGATGAAGAACCGTTTAGAACTTCAAAAATTGATTATTTTAAAGGTTGCGGTTTCTCTCCAATATTATTAGGTGCCTCTGATAAAGTTAAACCTACATATTCTACATGTTCTATATATAATAGTCTTACAACCTTAGGAGATAAAGCGCATGGGACTAACTACACACCGGGTCCACAAATAACATACTATGATGATAGTCCAAATCAAGACACTGGTGTTAAGTTATTGTTTAAATTTGACACAAGTAAGCATAAAGTTAAAAGCTTTTACGTAGATAATATTGATGGTGATTTGAATTCAAATAGTAATCGAAGCTTTTTAGAATCTAACAGTGTAGGGTATTATAGCACAAGTGCAGTCAATAATACAATAGAAGGATATAATGTAAAAATTGTACAACCGGCAATTTCTCGACTTTCATTTACCTCAACAGGAATGAAAGAAATGTCAGCTATACAATATAAAAGACAAGGTGATAAATTTCAAGTATTTATTGCATTAGCAGATAATAAACTAAACATAGGAAAACATTATACACCCTTTTTCCGTGAACCGCTTAATAATTTTATAACTTTACTTAACAGTGACTTCTCATCGGCATTGTCAGGATCATATGCAGACCCATCAAAATGGACAATCGACGCGAAAGAGATCACTATTGAGAATCCTGCTTTCACATCGGCATTGTCAGGATCATATGCAGACCCATCAAAATGGACAAACGCAGCACCTACCGGCACTCTCACTGTTACAAATTCTGACTTCGCTGCCGCTACCGACTGGTCTGCTGCTATGTCAGATCAATTAGGGGGAGTATTTAATACTGTTGCAGACCCTCTTCCTAATCCATTATCAGGTTGGGCTCTTTCTGCAGCCTCCGGGTATGCTGTGCATCACCCATATACAAGCTCTCCAACACCGAGTCATTGGACTGAAGGTTATCCGAGTGTTAATAACCTATATCAAGATGTAGGAGCTATTTCAGGTAGGGATTACGCTGTCATACTGGATGTAGCGAGCTGTACGGCAGGTAATTTAAGAGTATTTCTAGGTGGTGAAGCAACTAGCGACAATGGATTACTTTTACCTGTTACTAACGACATTACAGATAACGGTACTCATAAAGTAACTCTCAGATCTACTGGAGGAAATCCACAACGACTATACTTCCAAGCAAGTAACGATTTTAATGGAAATATAGATAATGTTTCAATCGTAGACAGTTCAGGCAACCTAGGCGTTGACTCAGGATGGGATTGGTCAGGTGGAGCTGCAACACATTCAGCAATTACACCATGGACAGGTCATTCCGGAAAAGATAATTTATACCAAGATATAGGCGTTAATGTGGATAGGAGATACATTGTTAAATCAACTATAGCGGGATGTTCGGCAGGTAATTTAAGAGTATTTCTAGGCGGACAAGAAACTGGCGAGAATGGATTACTTTTACCTGTTACTAACGACGTTACAGATAACGGTACTCATAAAGTAACTCTTAGCGCTACTGACAGTATATTATACTTCCAGGCAAATAGCGCTTTTAATGGAAATATAGATAATGTTTCAGTTATTGAAGTGCTTGATGCTGGTATAGGTGCTGAATCAGGATGGGATTGGTCAGGTGGAGTTGCGACACATTCAGCAATTACACCATGGACGAATGCATCAGGGAATGGCCTTGGATTAGATAATTTATATCAAGATATAAGTACAACTCTTGGGAACAAGTATACAGTTACGTTAACTATTAATAGTTGTACTGAAGGACACATAAGAGTATTTCTTGGTACCTCCGATCCAACTCCACCTTGGCAGAGCGATGGATTATCTGCAAATGAAACTCACGCCGTAGTTGTTAAATCGTCTGGTACAGCACCACAGCGATTATTCATACAAGCATCCGGAGATTTTGATGGACAAGTAGATGATATTTCAATAGATTGTCGGCAATTTTATGCCGACTGGACGGATGGTAGCATAACAACAACAAGTAATATAAGTAGTTTACGTAATACTAATTTACCATTTAATACAACATCAAACGCAACAGAATTAAGTAGTTTTTTATATCTTAATATTGATCCACTCAGCGCTGGAACATGGACATTAAATATATCCGGAAGAGCAGATTCGTTTATAAATAGCCCGGCGGCATCTATCGGTGAAACAATTGATTATGACCCTACTGGACCTCTTGGACCAGTATCAATAGGTACTGATAGTAATTTAAATCTAATTACAGGTTCTTATACATTTACTGTTCTACCGTCAACTAATGATGTTGAAGTCTATAAAATAAACGAAGATATAGACTATTCTCGAACAATAAAGAGTTATAGGTTTCAATCCTTCTTACATGAATACGATAATTTATTCGACGGTATTTTCACATCTTTCGTTGGTGAAGCAAGCTCAAGCCCAACAGTCTTTGGTAAGACAGTATTTGAAAAAATAGCTAACTTTGTTACTAATAATAACGACGTTGATTATTGTAACATGGATAATTTACAGTCGTTTTATGATTTATTTAACGAAGATATAGATATTATATTACCAACGTCACCACCAGAACTAAAACGGTTATATGATTTGTTTAGTATAAAAATTACAAAACTGTTAGGAGATTATGAGCGGTATGAACAGAGCTTTAATTCAAACTTTTATACAAGCTCAGCTGATAGTAGAAATATAGATTTTAATAATAAAATAACATCCTTAACATATACTGTTACTGCTTATACTAATTTTGTTGCTCGACAAAGATTTAATAATGAATTTCTTTTAATTAAACCTCAAAAGGTTGGTGTTAAATCAGTCACCGGGGTTCCTCTTTCTGGAGAACTAACTACATATCCGTTATCTGTTTATAATGAATACAGTAACTGGGGATGGCCATTAGATACCTCTGTATCTGGGTCTAGTGGTTTAGATGGGTTTTATGACTTTTATCCATATGCTACATATGCCACAACATCTTCCGACGAAAACATTAAAAATAGTATTATAGATTTTAACAACAGTTATACGACTGTTGCCCGGAGTACTTCTTCTCTAAGCGCTAATTGGGAAAACACAGGTGGTATAATATATAAAAATTTAGATTATCAAATAAGAAAGGGTCTTAGTATATGACAATAGATTTAAATACAACTAACCCATTATCGTTCCTCGAATGGAAAGCCTATTATGCAGATATTTCTGACGTCTCTGAAGTATCAATAAAATATAATAATTACCTTATTGAATGGAAAGATCAAAAACAAGCTAATGCGAATACTAATACTGATTATGCAAAGAGTATTTATATACAGTTTATAAACAATTTAAATTTATCAACACTCGATCAAAATGTATCCAAGTTTATTGAAAGAATAGATACAGATGATATATATGAGCTGGAGTTATCTGTTCATTATTTTGTCGAAATAATTCAATCCCAATTAAAAACTGTTCGGGACCTACGAGAAGAAGTTAAATTCTCTACAACAAAAAATAAACTAAAGACATCTAAACTAGGCATACAAAAATATATGAAAAATTATATTGCTAGATTGCTGAATAGTGATGAATTTATAAAAGAGAATACTAATACAAATATTAATGATATTAATATTCAAAAAATGGCAAACAGTATTTCTATTAACTTAAAAAACTATATATCAGATGAATTTATATATAACATACATACTGTAGATAAAGATTTAATTTTAAATATTCCCAGAAAAGTTTTCAATGAAGTACCTAATGTATTACAATTACTCTCAATAAACAAAAATGGCCAACAATTAAAGGTTCAAACTAATAATATATCAACACCTAATAGTATGTTGAGTATAAATGAACCGTTTACAAATTTCGAGAGATTACCGGGAAGATACTTTAGAGGTGAAAACAAAACTATAGACAACTTAAAGTTTTCTCATGAGAGAGGGTTAATAGAAAAATACATAGCAAATGACTTATATCATTTATCCGGTAATAAACAGAGTGCTAAAATAAAACAACTGTTTAATACTACTAATCCAACAAACAATTTAACTCAAAGATATTCTCCTAATCTATACAATGCACCACTTAGCTTGAAACATGTTGATATTTTTCCATATCAACTGTCATTTAAAAATACTGGCACGACGAATTTTTATTCTAACGGGTTAACGTTTAATATTAACTTATCTGCATTTAAAGGCAGAGAATATATAGTACCAGATCCTCATAAATATGAACCCGGTGTTAAAGCAGTTGGTTATATTAAAAATAATAGAACGGGTGAAATCCTTCGTACTATTTTAATAAAACAAACAACACCATTAATTTTTAAATCAAAAACAAACATATACAAGAATGATACTCAAGGTGCATCTGTTGAAATTTATAATAATAAATTACTTCGCAACTACGGATATCAGAGCCAGGAGAATAGTTTAGATTATTCTATTGCAGGTATAAACAAAATAGAAGATAATATAAGCTTTTGGAATGATGCCCAAGGGCAAATAGACTGGAAGAATACCGACACGTATCCTATAAGTGTATTAAACTCTTATCCAGAAACTTCTCGGCTTGAGGACCTGTTAATAACTAACAAGACAGGCATTAAATTACGCAGTGATATATATGGTAATGAGTTTTATTTTATAAAGCCCGTCTACCCAAAGAGATACGCGGGAACAACATATATAGAAGCTGACAGTACAACAACATCTGTTTGTATAACAGCAGCAGAATATTATGATGCGCTATATTTTGATCCATTATTAACAGCTTTATCTGCAGCTGAATATACAGCATCTGGAACATTATATTCTAGTGTAACTGGAATATATGATGAGTTTATTGTAAATGACTCAACACTATGTTCTATTGCGGCTGCGGCTACATATGACGGAATGGCAGGCCCGTTAACTGATTATGAGGTATATGGTGGTACAGAAAATCAAACTAATACAGCCTTTCCATGCTCTGAATTACATAGTGTTGCATTATCATGTGGATCAGTTTCAGCAGTATCAGCTATTGATGGTGGTCCGTTTTTAAATCACCCTGGTACATCTACAGATTTATTAAAAAGCTATTTTAATGATACAACAGTACCATATTTTTCAATTGATACAACATCTATATATTCAAACACAACAACTACATGGGAAGTATCAACAGTTAATGAGATAACAACTACTCCTGTAAAGTTGTTCGATCAACAGTTTATAAGTGCAGGAGAGATTTATGTAAGAAATGTATTTACACAAACAGTTGATCCTCTGTCAACTGCCTTTGTAGATGTGTTTAATAAACACACAACAGGTGATACAAAGTCTAATATTCTATCAACAAGCAATATAGTAGACTTTGACATTATTGAAAATACGATTTATATACAAACATCGGCTGAGACGGTAACAGAACTATATGACTTCGTTGATGGTACGTTTAAAAACAATGCTAGTTCGAAATCTATAGTGACACAGTAAATAATTAATATGTTTAGTACTAAACAATCAGATATATTTTATAACGACGAGACAAAAGAAATGTTTGTTTGTAAGGTAAGCGCTATCTCTGCTCAACGATGTGAAGACAATATTGCAGTATATGGGGCGTTACCTCTTATATATAAAATTAACAAAGCTGACAATTACAAAACATTAGTATATCCAAAGAAGCTAGACACGTTTTTAACAGACCCAAATTCTGATTTATATAACTTAACACCAACTTGTGCAATCTCTGGTACAAATTTTAACTCAATAACTAAACCGCTTATTAATTATAATACGACAACATCAAGATATTCAGTTACGTTCTTAGGTAGATATATTAATGATGATGAGGGACTAGGACTTAATAATTATATTTTTCAAGATATAAATTCTGACTTTTATTTATTAGATGCAAATATATACATACCTAAAGATAAAGACATAACGGCAGATATATTTACTTTTGAAAACGGTTATTTAAATTCTGATTTATATATTGTTGGTAATACTGTAAGAAATGATAAAGCATCATGGTTTAACCCTAATGACGGAGTGATAGAGAGATCAACCGACTATCAAATTGCTCCTATGTATGTACAAGCAACAAGTAGTTTAGGGTTTAACTTAATATTATGTAACACCCATGCGGTTTCCTCTGAAGGACATGACGCAGAAGACCCTATAACTGGTAATATTACTTTTCCATTCATGTATAGCGGTGGCTTTATAACATATAATCCAAAGTATGTAGCTTATGATCCTGAATATACTATAAGAGTAGATTTTACGGCAAGATCATTTACTGTACCATCACCAACTGCTTATGGTAGCTCGCAAACAGCCGGTCAATCTGCAAGTAGATGGATACAACAATACACTGACGCAACAACACCAAAACATGGTGGTCCTGGTGAAGGTTTTTGCGTTTCATTTTTTAAGAATCCTCCAGTAAGCTCTTATGTAATACCTAACGGAATTGGGTCGACATTAGGTTATGCTAAAGCAGGGTTTAGTTATAATGAAGTTGCTGGTACAGCACAAGCAACAGATGGTCTATATGTACATAATAATTGGAGTCCTCCTGTAGGAATTGGTTCAACTATTTCAACGGGCTATCTAGGACCAGCAGAGAGTTTTCTCGGAGTCGGGTTTGATATTGGTGGTGACTTCGCCACGACCACAGAAGAAAAGGAACAATGGTTTAATTATAATTCTACATGGACAGCAACTCCATGTTCTGTTGGTATAAGAGCTAGCTCATATTATGATACACAAGTCTTAACAGCTGCAGCAATGAGTGCGACTCCTGGTGCTACAGTTGCAATGCATACATCAGCCGCTTCTGCTGAGTTTGTAGATTATAGAGTTGATTTATCAAATAAAGGAAATATTGTTACAATTTATAACAAACTTACTAGTGCGACTGATTATAATACAATATTAGAATATCGGTTAAATAAAGCGGAAGGTTGTATTGGGAAAGGCTCCGGTACAGACATTTCTTATACATATCAACCGTGGTGGGGAATGCAATCAGAAGAACAAAAAGCAACTAATACCCTACCGCTATTAAACGTAGGGTTATCTTTTACCACTAGTAATAAAGCAAGTAGGTTCGAACTCCGGAAGTTTGAAGTTACTGGTGTTAGGGTTAATAATCCATGGCTAGAGAAAAAGGTCGCAGGACTCGCGGGTTCTCCCTCAACGATGAAGAAAATAGATTACTTACAAGAGTCGTCTAAAAACTTACGTAAGAGATTAATTAATGTAGAGTCTGATGACCTGGTTGATATAGAGATGGCGGTAAAGGCAGTCAAAACTAAACCACAAATTACACTATGTGACGGAAGTAATCCGGAGGAGATCGAAGAGGATGTAAATGTTAGACTTACAGGAATATCTCCAACTAATGTTGATAACGCTATCCGAGTTGGTGAAGCACCACCACCGACCATAATAACTGGTGGTCCTACAACCTTCGAAGGTACCGGTGGTGGTGACACGACGACCATAACTCCACATGAACCTGAGCGCGAAACATTTCAATGTCCTGCAAGGGTGGAATTCTCCGGCGGTGTCGCTTGGCCAGGCAATGAGGCCTATGCCGCCGGCATCGGAATCCGCAAACTCAAATTTGGCCTTGGATCAGCAAAGGGAGTAGTCGTCTTTAGATTTGATCCCTACACTCTCACCGATAGGTTTCAAGTATTCGCTGGCCCGG